AGGTAGGTATCTACATACGCTCTAGCGACATCTACATCACCTTGAGTAAAGAATTTTAATATTTGATTAATTAAGTTCTTTTCTTTAGGAGTTAATTTTTCATTCCAGTCTCTAATATCTTCATGCAACGGTACTTCACTAGGAAGCCAGTGCATTTTTTGTTGTGCGTCATAAGCGTCAAAAGCCCATGGATATTCAAACGGTTTGTAATGATTTCTTTCTTTAAATAAACTCATCTTAATAATTCAATCCCTTCTATTATAATAATAATTAATAATTCTATTGCTAATATGGTATGATATGTATGCCACAGCACATTTAGTTTTTCTTTTTTTGTTTTGTCTTTATCATGTATGCGTCTCCCACATTCACATTTGTTGTTACACTTGGTCATCTTCCTTGTCCTCTATTTCTTTTATAATTTCGTTTTTCAGATTTGTTTAAATTTTTTTTATGCCTGCCTATTTTTTTCTTACTTGTTTTTTTATAAGTGTTGACACCCCACTTAGGTGCTTTTGCCATTATGCTTCACAAGCTAGACAACCTTCTTCTGAATCTGGTCTAACTTTCCTTTCAATTTTTGTTGAAATTATTTCTGCTCTTTTGACTGCTTCAGAACGACAGTAATATAAAGTTTTTAATTTTTTCTTCCACGCTTTTAAATGTAATAAATGTAAATCTCTTATATTAACATCTGAAGGAACAAAAATATTTAAACTTTGTGATTGACAAATATATTTTTGCCTATCAGCAGCTAATTCAATAATCCAATTTTGGTCTATTTCAATTGCTGTAGCAAAGACATTTTTTTCCCAATCATTTAATTGTTCTAAGTGTCTTACTGAACCTCGATTAGCAATAATGCTTTTCCAGGTTTCTTCGTTGTCTATATCTTTTTCTTTTAAAAGTTTTTGGAGATATTTATTTTTCATAAAGTGAGTACCACTCATAGTTTTTTGACTATAAGCATTTGCTCGGAGAGGTTCTATGGAAGGACTAGTGCTACCACAAATAATACTACTTGAAGCATTAGGTGCAATAGCTAAAAGATGAGCGTTACGCATACCTGTACCTTGCATATCAGGTGCTTCACCTTTTTCACTAGCTAAATTTTTTGAAGTTTGTTCGGCTTGGTCTTTTATATGAGAGAATATTTTTAAATTTAATCCTTTGGATAACGCACTCCCAAAAGGAATTTTTTTACTTTGGAGATACGAATGGAAACCCATTGTCCCCAATCCAATACTACGCTCTTGACTAGCAGAATACTTAGCACGGCTAAGGCTATCACTAGCGTTATTAATAAAATACTCCAATACATTATCGAGGAAGCGAACCACGTCAGGTATGAACTCAGAGTTGTTTTTCCATTCATCATATTTTTCTATATTTAAACTTGATAAACAACACACGGCTGTTCTTGTTTCATTTGTTGGTAAAGTTATTTCACTACATAAGTTAGAGTGATATACTTTTAATCCTAATTTTTTCTGTGCGTCAGGTAAACTTGCATTAACTGTATCTTTAAAAAACAAATAAGGCTCACCTGTTGTTACTCTAGTCTCTAAAATTTTTTGCCACAATTTTCGAGCAGAAACAGTACGCACAACTTTTTTTGTATGAGGGTCAATTAATTGCCAATCATCATTTGCCCCTAAATTTTTTGTACAGTCTTCGACAATATTCATAAATTCATCTGTAATAACTATACCATGATGAAGGTTCAAACATTTTCTATGAACGTCTCCACCACTAGGTTTTCGCATTTCAATAAACTCTTCTATTTCAGGGTGACTAATATCTTGATAAACTGCATAGCTGCCCCTTCTAGTTTTACCTTGAGAGAAAGCTAACATTTCACTATCCACTACGTGCATAAAAGGAATTGAACCTGAAGATTGAGAACCCCCTGAAGTTTTTGTTCCGTTACTTCTTACGTGTCCCCAATATCCACCGATACCACCACCAACAGAAGCTAACCAAGCATTCTCTGTGTAATGCTCAGTTAGTCCTTCTCTACTATCAGGAACATAATTAAGAAAGCATGAAATTGGCATTCCTCTTTTTGTTCCACTATTAGTTAGAATAGGAGTAGCAAACATAAACCACAAGTTAGATACATATTTATACATACGGTCAGCCATTATAGAATCATCAGAGTAAGTATCTACTACTCTTTTAAAAGCTTGTTGAGGACTTGTTTCGCTATCGGTTAGATAACGGTCTTTAAGTATTCTCATTCCTACTTCCGTTATTAATGTATCTTTACTGTAGTCCATGTTATTCCTTCCATTCTTTTTTAGGGTCAATATTTCCTGTTTCTTCTAATTCAATTATTAAATCAATATAGCGTTTAGCTTTTTTCAAATCTTGTATTCCATTCTTATCACGCCAACGCATTATATATTTGACAACATTTCCTTCAGCGAAAGGCAATTGATTTGTCATTACAAAAGTTATAGGTTCAATTTTATATTTCAAATAGTGAGGTGGCTTGTCTACCACCTCTTTATCTTTATCTTTTTCAGCTTTTGATTTTAACTCAGACAAGTAAGTATCACCTTCTATACTTGCCATAAGTTTACCTCACCTGTTTTCTTATTGTAATCTCCGTATCTTAAAATCCTTGCAACACGTGCTTGTTGTAAAGCGTCATGTTCAAAAAGACCTTGTTTCTCATAAGTCTTAACAACTAAGTCCCACATTTTTCTAGTAGACATTCTTTTATTGTTAAGAATTTTTTGAGCAGTAACTATTCCAACTGTAGGACAACCTGAAAAGCCATCAACAGCGTCACCTGTAAGTGTTTGCACTAAGTGCCACCAATTACATTCTTTGTTACTTCTTTTAACCATAGTTTCACCATTATATAAAGTACCTGGAACTTGTTTCAAGTCTTTATCTATTGAACATAGAATTATCTTCTCGTTCTTCCTAGGTTTGGTTGCGATAATGCCCATGACATCATCTGCTTCTAGATTCGGTAGAATTATTGCATTCCATTCCTTCACTAGATACTCACGTAAAGCCTTTAGTATAAGTGGTTTACGTTTTTGTTTTCGATTGTCCTTGTAGGTTGGTAAAACATCTTTTCGAAAATTGTTTTTATCAGTCAACGCTACAATTACTTTATTTGCCTTAAACTTTTCTTTAAGGTCTTCTATTTCAGAAAGCACTAAATATTTTCCTTGGTTTTCATCTGCGTGTAATGTCCACAAGCCGTCTCCCCAATGTTGGTCGTACTCAGCATTTACAGCACATTTATACGCTAAAATGTCACCGTCTATTACTATTGTTTTTTTAGCCATTTCTATTTCCCCTTTCCGTCAGTTATAAATAGTTCAGATAAAGGTATTAAAACACATTTGGCTGCAAAATTATCTCCAACCATTTTTGTTCTATCCTTAAACTTCTCTACTATTTGTTTTAATTTAGGCACATCAAATACTAGCTTACAATAATCTGTATCACCTGTAGCTAATATATGAATCCATATATCAGATTCAGTAGTCATCAACCCACTTGGTTTTCCATAACATTCAATTTCAATTGCTATGTTTCCGGTTTTATACCACCAATCTCTTTCTGTTTTCACTTCACATTTTTCTTTTTTTGACATCAATAAAGAGACAACTCTATCTTCTCTTTCTTGTCCATACTTTAAGTCAATGTCAAATTTTTTATTTCCTTTTGGCATTAATGTGTTCCACTCCAATTGTTTGAGATTTTATATTCACCTGTCAACGGTACTCTTAAATTGAAATGTTCACCTGTTTTCTTAATAGACTCAACAGCTAATTTTCCAATTTCTTCAGCTTTATCTTCAGGACATTCGATTTGTATTTCATCATGCACCCAAAGTAATTGCTGAACACCTTCAATATGTTTAACAGATTTATCAAATTCAACTAACCATTGCTTACATACTATAGCCCCTGCACTTTGTAATAAAGTATTGAGAGCTGCGTACTCTGAACGAACTTTGACTTGTCTTCTATCTAAGCCAATTAAATATCCTCGCTCTGAAGTTTCTTGAACTTGTTTTATTAGTTTACTTAAAGCAGGTAATCTATTTAAGAAACGAGTTCTTACTTGAGCTGCGTCCTTGTTAGATTTACCTGTTACTTCTGCAATCTTATTTACACCTGCACCATAAAGCCAAGCATATAAAAATCTTTTGCTTTGGTCACGTGTATCTAATCCTGCAAGTTTTTGATTTTCAGTATGTATGTCACCGTTAACTACAAGATTTGCATACGCACCGTTATCATACTTAGCAATGTAATGTCCTAATAATCTAATTTCTAAACTAGATATATCAACACCACACATTGCTTTTCCTTTTGGAACGATAAACAATTCTCTAAATTGTTTACCGTAAGGAACAGTAACAGCAGGAACTTGTCCTAAATTAGGATTTGAATGTGTTGCTCTTTGAGTTATCGCAGAGTTAGTATTCACCGTTCCGTGTAGTCTATTGTTACGTTCCAATTTTAAGTAAGCCTGTCTTCCTTCAGCTAACATACCTATTCGTTTTTCTAATAAGAAATAACGAGCCAGGAGTTTAGCTTCAGAATAATCTAAAGAATTTAAAACTCTATCATCAACTTTTGGTTGACCATCATTAGTAAATTCTTTTGGTTTCCAATTATATTTAATCTTTAATCGTTCAGCTATATGTCTTCGACTTGATGGATTAAAGTCTTCGTAAGTTACTTTAATAAAAGGCTGACCTTTAACATAGCCACGAGTTTTATTATTTACTTTTGGTATAAACTCTTCTTCTCTTTTAAGAGGTGGAAAAGTTTTTTCCATTTCTTTTTTAATAGTATCTCTCTCAGATGAAAGAGTTGCATAAAGTTTAGCTGCTTTATCTTTATCAAAAAGAACACCATATTGTTCTTGTCTACTTATTATTTCCGAAATTAAGTGTTCCAATTCTAAAGATTGCTCGGAATATTTTTTCTCCAAAATCTTTTGGTACAATGTATGCGTTACCCCAACATCTTGAATACAGTATTCCAACATTTCTTTTGTAAATGTTTGCCAATCTGTAGTTATGTGTTGCTTATAATTTCCTAATCGAACACCCCAAGATTTTAAGGAGTGTTTGTTTACTAAATTTCTAGGATAATTTTTATTATGAACACGTCTCATGTCTGACTCCATTAAGTCTGACCAAATTAGGCGTGTCGCAACTATGGTATCAAAAACTTTTGCTTTAGTTTTAAATCCATACAATTTTTTTAAGACTGGAATATCAAATTTGACTATATTATGTCCTATAATTAATTCAGCATTTGATAAAAGTTCTAATGCCTGGTCAACTGTAGGAGTAAGTATCTCATTCTTGTCTATATCTTTTAAAACAATACAATGAGCCTTCGTACAATCAAATAATAGTCCGTCTGTTTCTATATCAAAAACATATTTCATTTTTTTAACTTACCTTTCATTAAATCTTCTATTTCTTTTTTATGTACTAAGCTATCAAACTGTCTGTCTTCTTCGGCTCTTGTTAAATCTGCTTTTAACTTTTCGTTTTCTTTTTCAGATTCCTGTGTTTTTTTCTTTTCATCTCTCCACAACCAATAGTATTTATCACTCATTTCTTTATATCCTTATCATTTTCTTTATTACACTACGAGGATAAACATTTCTATCCCCAAATTCTATTTCTCCATTATCTATATGATAACTTGCAAAAGAATAAACATAGTCAAAAGTCTTATCAAATAGCCAACACTCTGTATGCACCTCTGCACAAGTCATATTATTAAATTCATTTGATGTTGCTAGTGTTGAATCTCCCACTATATCTTCCCATATTATTTTATATTTATAATATCTTTTCTTACCCACTATAAGAGGGTCACTTGTTTTCTTTTTCATTTGTCTCTTCTGTTACTGGTACAAGAATTTCTACACCTTCATAACCATGTGTAATGTAGTGTTTCTTTTTTCCAAATATTCTATCCCAACCTTTTTTATAAGATTCAGTTGGTTGATGTATTGGATTTCCTGCCGAATTGCGATTTTTATTATTGTAGCTATATTTGTTCTTCATATTAATTTAAATCCACCGTGTTTGTAATTATACTTCTTCCTAATTTCAAAAGAAAGTTAGAATTTTTTTCTCCATTTTTATTTGTTGTACACGAAAACAAAAGTGTAATTAAGAAACAAATAAAAAAGAACCAAAGTATTTTTTTAAACATTAATGTAATGTGGCTACCTGTGTCCGTATTCTAAATGCGGCTTCCTCAAATGGAAACATTTCTTGCAAAATAATCTCAGCATGAAGTTTATATTTAGCTGACGGTAAAGGAAGGATAACATCACGTAAAGGATTTTTTTTAGCCATTTTAATAGCACCTGATATTTCACCAATTAAATACCAACTATCGTCATCATGCCATTTTCCTCTACGATTCATATTAAAAGTCATTTGTTCCTTTTGTTTCTACAAAACAAGAAGTGTCTTCATCAAAATATAATGTTCCACATTTTCCTGTATTTCCTGTATGTCTATTCTTCAACACACGGACTGTCGTATAGTTTTTATTCTCTTCATCATTTTGATTTCTCTCTAGTGAAATTACTTGGTCGCTTAATTGGCTGATTGCATGAGAGCCACGTAAAGCATTCAATGAAGTTTGTAATCCGTCTTCATATCCTCTATTGCCGTCTGGTCTTCTTAAATGTGAAACTAAAATTAATCCAATACCTGTCCCTTCAACTAAACTTCTAAGTCTAGTCATAGTCATATCAATTAATCTTCTTTCATCATGCGTTTCTAATCCACTAATAATAATAGAAAGATGGTCAAGAATAACCCACCGTACACCAAGACCCTTAACAAGGTAACGAATCTTGGATAATAAATTTTCAGACTCGGTACTACCGAAATGGTCGAATAAATACAAAGAGCCACTACCAACTGTTCGATTAAAACTATTTCTAAAGTCATCTTTACTAATTCCTTCTTTCGTTAAATGTAATGGTTTCTTTAAATCAATTGACATCACACCTAATGCTGTTCTCTTTACACTTTCTTCTAATGCAAGATAACCAACACATTCACCTTTAGAAATTAATTGGTGTGCTATATGTCTGCATAATTGTGACTTACCTTGTCCTGTTCCACTTGTTATTGTTACTAATTCACCTCTTCGCATTCCCAATGTTTTAGTATTCAAACATTCAAAAGGATAAGGTATACATTTTCTATTGTCTTCTTTAATTAATGTTTCAAATATATCTGTACCTGCAATAATTCCATCAGGTCTATAGGATTTTCCACCCCACATACAATCTATTAATTCTTGTACTCTTCCATTCACTAACATTTCGTTAGCGTCTTTTAATGGTAGCTGTGAAATTTTAACTTTTCCAGGCGAAAATAATTTCGCACATTCTAGAGCTGCTGTATTTCCAGGCTCATCATTATCAAACATCAATACAATAGTTTCAAATTTTTCTAACCATTCTATTTGTTGTTGTAAATCTCTTTTTGCCCCTGCACTTCCTGTTTTTACACTACATACAGCCCATTTATTATTCTGTATGGAAGAAAGTGACATAGCGTCTACTTCACCCTCTGTAATAGAAACAAGTTTGCCCCCATCACGCCATAAATTCTGTCCGAATAATGTTGCTTTCTTACTATCACCTAGCCATTGAAAAGTTTTGTCAGGGTATCTTAATTTTTGTGCAACTAAATTTCTATGATTATCATAGTAGTTTGCAATTTGTACAGTCTTACCTTTATGTTTACCAATTTGGTAATTAAATTTGTTTACTGTTTCCTGGTTTATTTTTCTTTTTACTAAAGGTTTGTTTTCACCTTTAATTAAATTTGTATTTATTTTTGTCAATGGTTTCTCTTCATTCTGATAGTTATGAAAGTATGCACCACACCCAAAACAATGTCCGTGTCCGTCACTATAAACAGCCACGTTATCTTTTGAGCCACATTCGGAACAAGGTGCATGATTTAAAAATTCGCTTTTACTCATGTGTTAATCCCTTCATAAATTTTTCGGTTAAAATGTAGCTAGTCCCCTAACTATGTAGAGGACTAGTAAAATATATTAGTTACCCATAAAAACCCTTTCTAATTAAGTCCATGATTTTATGAACGTAGTTTTTTTATTACTAGTCCAAAGTTCCTTAATCCAATTTTCTGGTATAAACTTATCAGCATACTTAAAGCCGTGTTTTTGACACCACATTGCGTATGTTGTTCTAGACTTTTTAGATATACGAGTTTTCGAATTGCTAAAGACAAACCTTAAATCCAATTCAGGATATTGCTTTCGTAACAAAATATGTTTTTGTTTGTCAGCCGTTAAAAAGCGTCCTTTGCTTTCGATATACATAGCCGTACCCACCTTTTTATGTAAAATAAAATCAGGCGTATACTTATGTAATTTTTCTGGTCTAATATACGGTATTTTTTGGCTTTCATATCCAAAACTAATTTTTAACCTTTTCAGTTGTTGGACAATCTGCTCTTCTAATCCTGAACGATAATTAGAAGTCGTCTTCGGTGGAAACTTCTTTCGTTGTTTCATTTTTCAACTCCTCAGATTTGGATTCTGCATGAACATAGCCTTGTTCTTTCTTAAATCCGTAACCTTCCGAATTGCTGCCACCTTCTACAAGTTCAATAACTTGTGCAGCTCTAAGTCTCATACTTATTCCTGCACCAACCATTTGTGTGTAGTACGGAATCAGTTCAGCACTAACTTTAATCTGACTACCACCCCACACATTTACATTTTTCATAGGTTTTCCCTCTGAATCAAATATTGCAGGTTTGTTATCAAATGTATCACCGTTTTTAGTAGTGACTTTAGCCTTACATTTAAATTTGAAAATAACATTTCCAGTAGGTTTACCGTCTTCTGTTACTTCATCAAAGTAGGGCTTGTCTGCTTCTTTTATTTTCTTACCTTTAGCTTTCTCTTTTGCGAAAGTAATGCTATCAGAATACGCTTTGTCTATTATTTGACTAATAGGTAAAGCGTCTTTCTTACTCAAGATAAGATTTGTCTTAAATTCACCTGTTTCAGAAAACTTAGTATCAGCAGTTGTAAGCCACGGATATTGAGCAATTCCATTAGGTGTAATTATCTTAACATTCTTGTTCTTCATTATTTATTTCCTCATTGTTGTTTGAGTCTTCGATTATATACCCCTTTTCCACATATCTTACTGCTTGGTCTAGAGGTATGAACCGACAATGTTCAAACCATTCTTCTTTATTCATAGTTTAACTCCGTTGGTTCTAATAGGGGTACTATTAGGCGAAAAAGAACTCGCTGTGCATAACTTCCTCAATATTGAAGTCACCTTTTTGTGGCACATCAGGTAATTTTTCTATCTGTTTTTTGGTTAATATAGGTTGTATTGATGTTTTAAAACTTTCTAGAGGACAACCATTACTATACATTTTTACAAATGTTTCTCTGATTGTATCAGCTAGAATTTGACTATCCGCTGCAAGTGTCCCAAAACTATCATGTACATTGCAAAAATGCGAAACCCCTTTATCATACGCTTCACTAACAACTAACATCATGTGTGATGAGTCCTGTGAGTGAATAAAATTTGGTGGTAGACCATTCGAAGCTTTCAAAACAGAAAACTTTTCAGTCTCTACATTTATTCTAGGTTTAATAACTTCACCGAATAATCGAGTCTTAACTCTCATGGATTTAAATTCAGGATAGTCTTGAATTATTGGAAATCCTACAGGATTAATCCAACGAATAGGGTGTCCTGATTTTGATAAAACTCTAGCACATTGCTGTAAGAAGGACATTCCTAATCTTGCCGAAGATAAAACTTCGCCCATACTATCCCAAATGACTCCTGCTAAAAAAGTACACGCAGGAAAAACCAAACTACCGAAAGGGTGTTGCTCCCCTTGGTCTTTTCGTTTTGTTATATCTTCATCAACAAAGTCGCTACAAGAATATCTTGTAGAACCATAAGGACTAGTCATTATAGCCCTTTTAACTGTTGACCTTTTGACTTCAAATTGTAACCAAAGTTTTGCTAAGTCATTATCAGTTATTGTTTTTAAATTTTCAATAACTTTATCTTTAACAACTGTATAAACATCTTCTGGTTTTTCAGAGTTCGCCAGGTTCACAGCTTTTGCTGAAGGTGTGTGTCTTAATATTCCTGAATAGTGTTGTATTCCATTACAAGAACCGTCTTGGTTACAAATAAAATTACTTATATATCCATAACCTACAGCCTTAAACGAAATCCATTCGTTACACCACGCAAGAAATTGAAAAGGCTTATCAGCTTTTTCCCATTCTCTATTTGTAAATGGGTCTTCTGCAATCCCTTTAAACAGATTAAAATTTTCCTCAATAAATTCTACTTGTTCTTTTCGAGTAACTTTATCTAATCCGTAAAGAGCTGCACCTGTTACAGCTAACCAATAGTCGCCTTTGTTTTCTGCCGTTATTTTTTTACCTGTTCCAAATAAATGTAAAGCTTTCGCAAAGTCAACACCTTGTCCATTTAAATAGTTAGTCACCTGATAACATCTAGACCTAAAGTCTAAAGTATGAGCGTGATAAAAAGGTCTATCAAGAAACATTTCAGCTATCCATAATACTTTAGCAAATAATAATCTTTTAGATTTTAACCTTGCATTTTCAGTATGTACAATGACAGCTTTTTGTCTGTATTGTTTTCTTGATTCTTTATTAGTATCTATGTCGTGAGGTTTACTTGGAAGTTCCTCAAGTTCAGCTTTTGGAAGACCCCCTACACTAATATTTTTGTCCCATGCTTTTTTCAAAACATTAAAGACAAACTCATTAATTATATAAGGTGTATCTTGTTGAGCATTTATAGATTTATATACTATTGGCATTTCGACACCTTCAAGTTCATTTAGGTTTTCTCTTTTACGATACTTAACTAAACTTAAAGGTTTGATATGTCTTGAGTAATAGCCACCACCAATTGCTTTTCCTTGTTCCCATCTTCTAGGTGGAACTATTGTAGGAAAATATTCAGGTGCTAACACTTCAAGAAAATCATTTCTGTTATTAATCCATTCCAAAGTTTTCTTAGTAGGGATTAATTTCTTTTCTCTTCTTTTATTTGTAAAGACTTGCTGCACATCACAAAGTCCTGTTGCTAGACACATAAGTTCAATTAACTTATATCCAACATGAACTTTTTCACTTCGTGTCCATAGCTGCCATTCCAAATTATTTTTTTGTGCTGATTCTCTTAGCTTTCGTCTTTTATATTGATAGCCAAAAGACCTTTTGTCCAGGTCAGCTTTTACTATTCCATAATGTTCAGGTCGCCCCTCTTCAAAAGACCTCAATGAAATTTCATCTTCAATTTTACTTGCAACATTTATCGCTGAACTTGTGAGCTTCCTTGAGATTGTTATTGAATTGATTATAGACTTAGCAGTAATAAGAGCCGTAATGTCAGGCTCAAGATTTGCTAACAGTCTTCTTGCAATAGGCTGAACGCCTTTTTCACCCTTACCTTCTTCAGTATACTTTTTGATACTTTCAGCTAAAGGTCTTATAGAATTGGCTAATAAAGTCTTACCGTAATTTGTAAAACTTTCCTCGCCCCTTTGTTTGTGGTCTGTTAGTCGTCTTCTAAAACGACTGATACCTCTTTCACGCATATCCTTTTCGAGTTCAAGTTGTTCTCTTAATCTCACGAAAGGTATAGTTAAAGAGTTCTTTGAGTTTATCATGGGGTTACTCCTTGTTATACTTAGAGGGACTTATAGCCCCCTTGGTTCTAATAGGGGTACTAATTAAATCGCCCCTATTCTTTGAGCTGCAATCGCCCCTAAAAGTCGCCCCTCTATAAATAGCTATAAATAGAGGAATCGTCAAATTAGGTCAATTCCAGGCAAAACTGTTTAAATAATCGGTCATATCTTAACGCACAGAGCCTTTTAGAGGGTAGCCCTTACCTTGACTACCCCCTAAATTCCAGGTCTTATCTATAATCGTGCTGTTCCATAGTTACATTGACTGAAATCTTACAGCCACAATCGTAACCGTCTTCTATGCTCTCTAAAATAGGAAGTAATTTTTTAATTGGCATTCCTTCCTCAGACTTTAAGTCTACAAGAGTAGCATTTTTATTTACTACTTTGCCATTGTTATATTTTTTACCAATGACTTTTATTGTGTGATTGTCTATATACATTTAGACTCCTTTCTTTTTTTCATCTAAATAAATGACAAAGCTATCAGCTTGGTCACTTGGTAATGAGTGAGAATAAGAACCGTTACCTCGTCCTCTTGCTCTGTAACCATAAACATTCCTATTCAAGTATTTATCAATTAACTTAATAAATAACTCGCCTTCCTCATTTTTAGGAACACCATAAAAGTGATACCAACCACCACCAACGGGATTTTTATTTATCCGTTGTTGATATTCATTTAAACCCACAACATTATCTTTATTATCATTATGAGTTCTCTTAACCTCTGCAAATTTAATAACCAACTGCAATTGCTTTTCAGTTAATTTTTGAACATCAGCGTTAAGAGTTTGTATTTCTTTTGATAGTTTTTCAAAAGTCATGCGTACTCCTTTGTTATGTTTTTAAGTATGTTAGCAACTACATCAATCGTCCAACCGTTACCAATCATTTTGTATCTTTGTGTATTAGATACGCCCTGAGTGTAATTATCGTCAACTGTTTGTAATCGTTCACATTCTAAAGGTGTTAACTTTCGCCAAAAATTCTTTTCACCTATTTTTGGTTCAGTATTACCACCACCGTGAGCATTGAGAGTTGGTGACTTACCCTCACTTGAATAAACACGTTTTAATAAATCATGTCCGTTCAAATCTGCAACGCCTACTTGCTGTAAACCGTATTTAGAAATTGGTTTATCAATTCTAACCATAGTCCGTTGTTTTCTTGCTATGCTATTCCACCAAACAGCACCTTGATAACGAGCCGTTAAGCAATAAGCTTTTCCGTCCTTCGTCATCTTATCAGACGCTAAACCATTTTCTAAAATGTCCTTCAGATAAATCTTTTTATCATCAGGCATTTCAAAAGGTATATTCGTCCAATATAGTCTTTTTCTATGCTGTGCCGAAACTAAAGAAGAATTAATCTCAATAGGTTCAACACCTAAGTATTGACTAATGACTTGTTGACTTGATTTAGCCATTACAACATTTTCTAAAAGAAAATATTTTGGTTTGCACTCTTTTAACAATCGTACAAACTCAAAAAATAATTTACTTCTAGGGTCGTCAAAGTTTAAATGCTTACCTGCAAAACTGAAACCTTGACAAGGTGAACCACCAATTAACAAGTCAATATTATCAACTGAGTCAATTGTTGTTACATCACCCAAATGAATTGTATTTGGGAAATTCTTTTTAGCAATTTGAATTGCATACTTGTCAATTTCACTTGCAAAATAAGAATCAACATTCGCCCCTATTCGTTGTAACGCTAATTGTCCACAACTCATACCGTCAAATAATGATAGAACTTTCATATTCGCCCCTTTATTATTTTAGGTTTATTTATTTTAAATCGCCCCTATAAAATGAAGGCAAAGGGCGAACTAGTCGCCCCTCGCCCCTATTATAGAGGTTAATCTATAAAATGAAACTTACAATACGGATTGAATTAAATTCGTCCCTTGGCATAGTTTTTCATATGTCGCAATTATAAGTTTCAAGTTAGTAAAAAAATCATACTAGTATATCCATTTAAGTTAACTAGATTTTCATTTTCCACTATGAGAACACTTTCAATTTAATTATTTTATTTATTATTTTTTATCAAATTCACTAAAACAAAAAGTATATTCATCACTTTCATTATTATAAAATTTAGTGATTAAATACTTATTCGCTTTAATATAAATGATATTGGCAATATTAAAAGTTCTAAAATTATCAGCCGTCATAGACCAAAAATTAAAATTAAAAGCCCCTACGCTTTTAAATTTTGAACCGCTGAGCTTCTTAGTAGCATTTAAACGCCCTATATGCTCAGTTGCTTTGCCATTTTGTTTTACATATCCAATTTTAAAAAATCTAGAACCTAAAAAACTTTGTAAGCTTTTTTTGCCTAATCTTTTTAAACTTTGCGAATTGTAAAAATTATATTTTTCATTTTGCATAATTAACCTCACTTTCAATTGTATCAAGTACAAAGCCTGAAAAATCTTTTATTGCTTTGCCCTTGGCTTTTAAACCACAAATAACATTTTCAGGGTCTTTAAATCGTAAATCGCTGTTATCAGCGTTTACAACTTTAAACCCTTTAAAATTATTAGGTATATATTTTCTAAAAACGGCTGAAATATTGCCCCCTAATTTTAAAATGTTAAATGCTTGTTTTTTGTTATCCTCATTTAAACTATATGTTAAATGATAATTATTAGGCAATTGACCTTTAGCATATTTAATAGCCCTTTTATAGATTTTTGTATAATCATAAAATTGCACGTTAGGAAAATCACTAAAAATAGTTGTATTTTCCCAATTAACATCACTAGTTCCATTAAGCCTAATACACGGTGTCAATTCTTTACGTTCAGCCAATTTAATGAATTGAATAATTTCTTTTTTCAATTGCATTAAAAAAGTTTTACGTTCTTGAATATACCAACGTGTTTTATTTATACGCCCTTCAAGCACATTTTTAAATGCACCATGACCGCTAGATACTAAGCAACTTTTTTTACAGCCTTTACTCGCTTGAGGGCATACATTAAAACCACTTAAATTTGATGACGCTAAATATAAAATAGCTGTTAAATATCCATATTTTTGACCTTTAACAGTTTTTGCATTTTTATCAATATTTAATAGTTTTTTGCTTTTTGTAAATGTTAGATAATTGTTTAACATAATTAACCTCATTTAGTTTATTAAATGAAAGTGTTCTCATAGTAGAAAAATTATTTAAGGGCTTAAAAGAATAGTCTTTATATTTTATTTTTTTGTTTACCTGGAATTGCGATTTTTAAAAAAAATTATTCAACTTTTTTAATTAAATCATTTTCCATTGTAATAGTTGTAAAAAATTCTCTAGCTTTTAATATACCCCTATTAATTAAAACCGTATTTATAGAGGGTCTATTGCAAGCCGAAAATTTTCCGTTGCTTTTATACTCAGCACCAAAAAGACTAGTTTCAGTAAAATCTAATTTTTTACCGATTTCATTTTTTAGGTCTTTTTTACTTTTATAATTAACTATCATCATAATTAATTACCTCTTACTATACTATCATCAATGAAATAATATTTAGTTTCAACGCCTATTAAATCATTAATAAACATAGTTTTAAACTTAGTCCATAAGTCCGCTTGAACCTCAAAAACGCTTAAAACTTGCTTGTATGTTTTATCTTTTATTTGTTTATATAAACGAACTTTATAACCCTGAAAAAAGTTATTAGTTTCATTGCTAGTCTTATAGTTTACATTTTCAAATTCAATGTAACTATTATTTTTATTATTATATATTTTATTCATAATTAACCTCTTTATTAAGTTAAATATAAAGACTACTCATTAAAGCCCTTAAATTTATGTCCATTATTTTCTGTTAGTAGTTATATTGAAACTCATTATTTTAAATTAATAAAATAAAATTCAATCAGTCCATTACTAACAATCGGACAAATTCAAATTTTAAAAATAAAATTTTTTCATTCGTGTGAACTAGCCTACGAAACCACGTTTTAATTTTGAGACTTTATTATTTAAAACGTACGTATATTTATACGGCAATTGAATATTTAAACATTTTTAAAAGAATTACAAGCCCTAAAATAAAAAAAAATTAGGCTTATATATCAAGGCTTATTTAAGCAAAAAATGAGCTTCCTGGGCGTTCTTGTTTTGTTCTTTGTCCAGGATATGCCCTAAAAATGCTAAATATATTTAAAAATATAAGTTTAAAAAAACTGACTTAAAATTAGATTTATTTAAAAAATAGTATTTTAGAGGTTTTTAGTTTTAAATAAACGCTCTCAGAGCGTCACAGATTAAGATTTAAAACTTTTATGATACTACCCTACCCCCTAAAAAATTAAAAATATTAGATAAACAAAAAGAATAATTAAAAGAATAATTAAAGAATAAACAAAAAGAATAATTAAAGAATATTAAAGTTTAATTAAAAAGAATAATTAGTTGATTGTCGTTATTAATATTAAGTTAAAAAAAACAGTCCACTAGAGACTTAAAGCAAAAATAAAACCTAAAGCAACTGATTGAAACCTAAAGTAATCAGTTTTTGCAATTAATGAAGAACTTGAAGGGGTCAAAAAGTCAGTTCAAAAAAGAACAAAGGGGGAACAACCGGTTTTTTAATAAGATGACACCCTTTCACATTTTTTTATCAAAATCTTCACAAGCTTTTTAATTCCTCTATATACCATTAAAGGGACGACACCCAATAAGAGTATTTCTGGTAATGTTATCATAAGTTTTTAACTACTTTCTTTAATATGACTGTGTATTGTGGGTTCTCTGAGTACGCTGTAAGACTGTTAATCAACACATACAGATTAAACCCTTCGTCTCTTAACTTTCGGAACTCCGAATAGTTATAGTTGTTCTCAACAATACGTATGAAGTCTTTCACACTATCACATTTATTGTCGTACACCTTCACACCGAAATCAGCCTTAGAGTTATCTAAAGGTTGCATATTGGGTTTCTTTAAGTCGAAGGTTCTTATGCCGAAAAGGTTATTGCCTTTTGTAGTAAATCTAGAAGTTCCCCAACCACTCTCTAGAGCTGCAATACCTATTATTAGTTTACTAGGTATGTGTACAGGGTGGTCAATTCCTTCAATACACCCTTCTACCATACTTATAAACTCTTTCTTCTTATCATTAGCGTAACTTGTAGTTCCGAATAGGAATACAAATAGTATTACTAATAGTAATCTCATAGTTCTCCTTTATATATACGTATAGGGACTTTAACCCCTCTGGTTCTAATAAGGGTACTAATTAATCCACCTCGGTTTACCTAGTTTTTTACCAGTAGCCGATTCCATAAACTTATCCAAATCAGTCCACAATAAGTCATCTTTGTGTTGTTTGTAAGACATAACCTGGTCTCTATCCATTCGCTCTATCCAATAAGCTACTCCAATAGATAAAGCGTCTAAAGCGTCATCATGTTTCAAAGCACCCCTGTCCCTAGTTATTCTAGTCATTTGCTTAAACAACTGATGGTCTATAGGTAACTGAAAATCATTCTTTATTAACTCTTGCGACACTACAAGCCTGTGCTGGTTCATAACAGGTTCAAGGGTATCTATAATTCGTAATTCCTTTTGCTTAGAGTGTCTTACCTCTTCAATAGAGCAATTGTGAATTTTAGACATAACTGGTTTAAGTAAAGCTGTAGCCATACCGTCACCAAAGTTACTCTCTATGATTACCTGGTTGACATCTTGCTGCTTTGCTATGGTTGCTAACCTTTCAAGCGTAATGTCGCTGTAACCCCCCTCTAAAGCCCCACAATCGGTCAAATAAAGCACTCCGTGCAACATTTTGACTACTGCGTAGCCTGTACGGTCAGCACCACGTCCTGAAGGGTCTATGCTCATCACAGAGCCTTCAAACTTAGTGTATTCAGGGCTAGTGTACATTGGGGCTACCCAATAGTCTCCTTTAAGCCCTACGTTAGGTAATTCGCTATCTATAGCTTTAACTTGGTCTGTTCCTGAAGCCCATTGTATTTTAGCTGGTGCTTCTTTCCAAGATTCTACTCCTGAAAGAACTATGCAATCGTTAAGCTTTAACGGATAGCGTTCTAAGTCAGATAATGTCGTATCTAACATGAACTGTAATTGAAAACCACTACGACCATAAGAAGCCTCACGTTCCATTAAATCTGTTTCATCAAATCGTCCTGGGTCTGTAGGTTTACCTTTAAGCTTAGGGTTTTGTTTAAGTTCGTCTTTAATAATATGAGCAAGTTTACTTCCTAAGTTAATTGTCTGTACTTCTGTAGGATATAAAGCTGTCCATATCTTAGTTTTGAATCCTCTTTCCTCTAAGTCATTATATAAACTCATTTCAGTCTGAGGTGTTCCTAAGAATATAATACGACCAACATCAGGTTTAATAATTGCGTCAAACTCTTTAACAGTTTCGCTAAGTCTATCTCTCATTAATTGTGTTTGGGAATTATTAGCTGACTCTACGTCATCTGCGATTATTAAATCTGCACGTGAACCTGTAAGCTGCGAAGTGACACCTAAAGATTTAACTGAAGGTGCGTGTGAAGCTCGTGCTGGTGCGACATCAAAACTAATTTTAGAATGTCTTTGGTCATCTCTTGGAATCAAATGCTTTAAGATAGGCATTTCTGAGATTAACCTTTGTGTGAACGTACTAAAATCGTCTGCTCTGTTTTTACTAGCTGAAACCACTAGAATATTTCTTTGTGGATTCATAAGTAACTGATGGCATACATAAGCACTCGTAATCCAACTTTTCCCTACTCCTCTAAATGCTTCTATAACTAATCTTCTATTGTCTGACTGTAAAAAATCAGCTATATCATATTGTATAGGTGTAGGTTGAGGTAGTGTTAAATGTTGCCATGCCAAATATAAAAAGTTTTTAAAATTCTTTACACCTGGCTCTATTTCTTTTTGTATTCTTTTTCTAACCATAATTAAACCAATTGTAAGCTGCGTATAGAGATAATGTTAAATACATTATTTCCATACATTTTCGTGGTAGGTCTTTATCTTGATGTGAGGCGTATACCCAAATAAGAGTCCCCATACTTGCAAGACTCCAACCAATCCATTGTAAATTAACATTTGTACTTGATAATATCAATATCGAAACAAATGCTAAAATAAAGCCTAACCATCTAAAGTTACTTCTCATCAAACGGCAAGTCGTCTGTAATAGTCTGCTTAGGTTCTTCATCTATTTCTACTCCGTATGTTTTACAGGCATCTAAACAAACTTTCAGTTCACTAGCCGTCAGCTTTTCTCCACTAGTAAGCATTTCGTAAGCTTTATCAACTAAAAGTTTTGGTAAACTCTTGGTTTTTGCTTCGTAAGAATTAACTTTGTGAGTCATTGTTATATCGCTATTAATATAATTGAATATATTAAGAATAATACAAATTTAGTCTTTGTACTTCTCCTATCCCAAAAATTCAAGACTTTATCTCTCATATCAGGAATTGTGTAGTTAAATACCATAATCTATTTCTCCTTTGTGTTAATTTAGTCGTCATCATCTTCTTTTAATATTTTTAAGCATTATTTTCATAAGTTAAATCCTGTGCTTGACTAGAATTACATTCACAACTAATACAATCATCACAACATTCTCTACTGCAATGACAAATGTGATTGCATTTTTTACAAGTCATATTCTCATCAACCATTATTTCCCTTTTGGTAAGCCACTAGCTAACCAATCTATAAATTTTTTAAAAGGATATAAAATAAATTTTAAAAGTTTTTTAATCATCTCTATTCCTAAGTTATTAAGTTATTAAGAAGTTTAACCATGAACCTCACGTGTATATTAAGTTACAGCCCTATTCTAAAATAAGTTTTTTAATTGTTTTTGAGCCATCTATATTTATTTCTACTTCTGCTTTAGATTTAATACATGTATGTTGTATCCGAGTATTTCCTGCGTCAGCTCTAGAA